ATGGGACGCATTATCAATTTCGCTGCCTCACTGTATGGCTCCGGGAAAACTGCCGGGAATTATTCGGATGCGAACCGGATAGCCGGGAATTTGAGAACATACGATCCGGTTTATCAGGTGCAAAAAGTGCTGCCATCGGTAAAGGCTCGTATAGATGCCCGACATATAAAGGTTGGCGAGTAATTCCAACGGATGACGACCATAAAAAGCTATATAAAGATATTTTTTAAGCAGGCTATTACACCTGCTTTTCTTGATCTATTTTCACTGCGATATTTTAATGTGTTAAATTTTGTAGACAAATTGTAGACAAGTTGTAGACGCAGATAAGATTAAATAAGATTAGATTAAATAAAAGGAGATAAGATAAAAGTAAATAAGTGCAGAAAGACATTGTATAACCAAGTATATATAAATACTAGAGCCGACCATCTGCCACCATACACCCATCTGCAAAAATCACTTGTCTGTCTGTCAAATAATACTATTTGTCAAATTTAACCACATGATATTTTTTAATCGCATGATTTTTATTTGTTCAGGATCGCCGACAGACATACCACCATAACAAATCGTCAAATGCGTAAAAGGTTGTTATATTATGCTGTGGATTTTTTTATAGTCCTTGTGTTATGATTAAATCAGTTAGGGAGCCAACGTTAAAACGGTGTGAGTGACAGCGGTACAAATCCAACCCCCTCTGGATATGCAGCCGCCTAGATTGCAACCAAGACCACCGGAGCCGACAGACCAGAACCGATCAGAAGTCACTAGCTGATCACTTTTATAAATTTATGTTTTACATGATCTGCGGAGGAGATCAAAAAACATAGGTTTATTGAGTGATGCTTGTGATTTTTTTATTGCAGATTTTTAGGAGGTGTAGAGCATGGAAAAAGTCGAAAATACAGAAACATCCCAGGTATATGAGAACGATATGGAATTATACCTTTCCCAGTTCTGCAAGGATCAGAAAATCGAGGATATCAGACAAGAGTCTCAGAGCGTCTGGAATGCTGCACTTATGTATATCAAACGGCATGCATTTAATGAGCCTGACTGTCTTAAGTCTAAATCCCTTGTAAATACTACTGGATCATTTACAGGTGGAGTAAGTAACTATAATGCTTATAACTATGACTTAGTTAATCGTATATGTGATTATTATATATATATGTGTATGATGTATGACAAAGAAGTATCTGCAATAGGGTTTAGCTTATTAACAGGCATAGACAGATATACAATAGCTACTTGGAGAGATGAGGGCACTAAATTAAGTCCATCGTGTTCTGACATCGGCAAAAAGATATCGGATTTTCGTGAAGAGTCTTTAAGCGCAAAGTTGGCCACAGCAAAGCGTAACCCTGTCGGGATCCTGGCAATCCTAAATCGCCACTACGGTTGGAACCTTCCGGGAGTATCGAGAGAGCAACAGAACCACAAGCAAGCGTTGACCGCTTCGGATCTGCCACAGTTAGGTGGTCAAATAAGACAAAATACATCAATGTTGACCGATTCCGGAGCGTATGGAGATAATACAGCAGATGCGAATGAGTAGCAACAACTTTAGAAACGTGCAGAAATATGGGATAGTTAAGGATGTATCAATAAAGACTGCGCGAAGCACGAATTTTGCGCATAGTTGAAATATGTTGGTGATGATGGGGGAGGGGGTTTATAGAAATTCGGAAACCCGCCCTACTAAGTACAGTAAACTACCCAAAAAATAAAAAGGCTTCGACAGGAGGTGATACTAACATGGAGTTATCTTACACACAAAACAAATTGCAATTTAACAGACCGTCATTTAAGGACGAACTTAAAGATAAGCTTGGAACAGTTTGCTGTAACTGTGGAAGTAATTTGGATGTAGAGTATCACCATGTAGTTCCTTTGGCATTGGGAGGAACAAACAATATAGGGAACATTGTACCTCTTTGCCATGTTTGCCATCAAATTGCACATGGATCATTAAACATAAGGGTCATAAAAAGAGCGGAGAAAACAGGAAGACCTAAAATGTTGCCGGCATCAAACTATTTAGAAATTTTAGAGGAGTACAAAACTGGAAAGATAGGCAAGAAAGAATGTGAGCAAAAACTAAACATTTCCGGTGGAAACAAGCTATCTGACAAGTGGTACTACAAAGAATACCTGAGAGACAATCACATCAAGGTTATAAAGAACCGAGTAGATATGCTTAGTATTCCAAAGTGCCAGAAAGTGGATCATTCTGCAGAACCGATTGCAAGAGTTATTTATGATGACGGACGGGAAGAAAAGTTTTACAGAGAATGTGGATGATTTTTAAAAAATTCTCAAAAATAAAAAAGACCCTTAGGAGGTGTACCACATGATTTTCATTTACATAGTTTTAGCATGGATACTGGTTCAATTGCATGCTCCTGCATGGGTGTATATCCTGTTCATCATCGGAGTATTTTTAAGAGCAGTAGTCATAAGCAAGGATTAAGCGTATGCAGATATTTGGGAAAGAGATAAAAGACGAATGTTCAAAATGTGGTGAAGTTCTGCAATGCGAATTATTTCTGAAAGGTCACGGAATCAAAAGAGACCGTGAGAACGTTACAGAAATGGTTAGCTGTCAGATGAAGCACCAAAAGAGCAGGCTTGATAAAGAGCCTAAAGAAGATTTGCCAGTTAAGGAGAAATGTGAATTGCCACCTGAGATTAAAGAGATTTACACAGAGGTTTGGAAAATCCATAAAGAGTGTGCTAATCCGAAAACGGATGATGATTGGTCGTATCTTATCAGACAGGGCAATCTGCTGATTAAAATGCATAACAATAGCCAGTTTGCTAAAGAACTGGTAATGGCAATGATCGATGAAATTGAAGGAAGGACGAAGAAAAAATGCTTGGATTCATGATTTTAAAAATAATGACAACATTGGTATTGACAGTTTTAGCAATATCTGCTTTATGGTATGCTCCAAAACAGAAAACAGCATCAGACGCAGTTATTTTATTTGCATTTGCAATGTTCCTTGCATTTGGAATAACTTTTATGTGGGTATAGCCTATGTGGTTACCGGAGATTATGCGAATTATCCCATATCACAATGTTGAATGGGTTAAATTCATAAAGCCATTGTTATTGCCGAATATCCGGTGTTGTGTTGGCATTGGATATGTGGCAGAGAAATCAAGGCATCAAGAGTGTATGTAGCCTGTGTGTTGGAAACGAAAAATGGAAATATGCGTTCGACAACACCAAGTTTTTCAAAGTACTGTACACAGGCGAGAAAATTTTTTAGATAAAGCGATATAGGGTGTTTCACGAAAATAATCCGGGAGCAGATGGTCTTTCTCCCGGAGTTTAGGACTATCGCCAAGCGGTAAGGCACAGCACTTTGACTGCTGCATTCCCAGGTCCGAATCCTGGTAGTCCTGTTTCGCAGATGTTTTCTTCTTTCGGTCTTTGCCATCTGCGAATATTCCACCTACATGGAATACTCCTTTCACCTCATAGCGGAATGCTGTTAAGAGCCGTCACAAGGCTCGTGAGGGTTTAACCGGTTTATGATAGCCCGGTTTTTGCGGAATACCGTTGTAGGTTTTAATCCGTGGGTTGTCAGTAAAGACATTAAAATCCCGCACAGCCATTGCGGACATAAAATTGGCGTAGGAGGTTGGGTCGCTCCCATCTAACAGGTAACTGGCGGATGCCCTGCGAAAATAAAAATAGCCATAAGTGTTGCGCTGTGTCAGCGCCTTAAATGTAGGCATACAGCTTATGGAAACGCACATTGTGACGTAGCGCAAATGGAGAGAGCAACAGTCTTCTAAGCTGTGGGGTATGGGTTCGAGTCCCTTCGTCACAATGGGTGTTGTTGCAAGTACACTCCGAGTATGCTTATTACAGAAGCATAGGGGATAAATACACCGGTTAATGTTTATCTCATGGGAACTTGATGGAGCCGCTTGCGGCTGACTAAAAAATCCTTGGGTGGGAGATAACCAAGTAAAAAACCTCCCGACTGCAGATATGGTGTAATGGTATCACAGTAGCTTGCTAAGCTATCCAGCAGAAATGCTGTCAAGGTTCAAATCCTTGTATCTGCGTTTATACGAGTGGGAACGCATATCATTGTTCGCAGGGGGATATGCATAATTGTGAGTTGAGATACCTGTTTTAGCAATTAACCATGCTATATTTGCCATGTGTCCGGTTGGTCGAGGGTGCTGTCTTGAAAACAGTCTGGATGTAAAAGTCTCTGGGGTTCAAATCCCTAACATGGCGTGCGT